GAGATTGACCGTCGTGCTGACACAGTTAAATTTGGTCATGATGCTGAAGATATGGAAAGCACGATCCGTCGAAATTATGGCGATGAGGCAGGTGATAGATTTAATAGGCGAGTACAAGAGCGTATAGATGCAGAAGTCCAAGCAAGGTTAGACAAAGGCCAACCTCCTACCCAAGTTGCTGGCAGTGGTGATACTGAAGAAGTACCAACAGGAGGAGATCCAACAATACCCTATTACAAGGATAAAGCTAATGTAGCACCCTTTGTAGATAGAATACTTGCCGCACAAGATCCTGATAATGAATTGGAAACTTATGACGATTTTTTAGCTACTTTAAGCATCGACGACAGACAATTACTTGCAAATTTTGGGGGTGAAATTAACGATTTATTAGCTGAAAAAGCTAAAGACCTAGAAACTGAAGCTGGTTCTGAGGTCCAAGCATTCAAAGATTTATTGCATCCTGCTGCGCTTAGACTACGTAAAGATGGTAAGCAATCTGCATACGACCAAGTAACAGGCGGTGATAACCCACTTACCTTGGAAGATTTAAAGAACACAACACCCGAGGGGGCAAATAAGAAATTTACAGGAACACAGCTTGTAAAGCTTTGGGACAAGAAAAAGAAGAGGGTAAAACAACTAGCAGATCGTGCATCTGCCGTAGGAGAGGCAGCACGGTTAGCGGATAAGAGAGTTGCTGCTGATACCCAAGATGCTATATACGATGATCAAAAAATCGAAGAAATTACAAACGGTCTCGTGTTTAAGCGTTTTATTGAGAGGGTCCAGAAGAGCAGAGAAGCAGCAACTGCCGCCGCAAAAACTGACGTAGATAAGGGATTAGAGGCGGATGCTTCCATTGTTGGTTCAAACGAGCTATCGGCAGACAGATTAGACGAGGGAATAGGTACATCCGTAGAAGATGACGCTATAGATGCTGCGGAAGAGGCAGCGGCCCAAGATATAAAACGCGAAGGCGATAAACCCGCTCTCACGGAAGAAGTGCTACAACAGAATTTTAAAGAATATGTTTACCGTACATTTGATCCTGGTCTTGCTGGTCTTGCTAACCGAGCATTCGTCGTAGGAGGCACGAGATCGGGCGGAGATACCCGCTTAACGGGTAAAGCTTTAAAAGCACTATCTGGAGCCGCAGAAGATTTTTATAACGAAGTCATTAAAATAGCCGAGGCGATGCTACCGGCGAAAGTTGCCTATTCAATTGCTCCCGAAACGGTAACTACACCAACAAGCCCTGAAGTAATGAGTGCCATACTGTCCACGCGAATGGGGCGGGATATTAACGATACTGTTACGATTGCCAGAAACCCTCAAGAACTTGGCCTAACTCAATTAGAACCTACTGCAAAAGGCGTTATTTTAGATAAACGGGTATACCTATTCACCGATAACATAGAAGCAGGTAATGAATTAGGTGTGTTTCTGCATGAAGTAGGCTCCCATGTGGGGATGAAAGCTTATGTGGGAAAAGGTAGCTACAATCGATTAATCAATACCATTAAACGGTTTGCTAGTAAAACAGACGGAAGTTTTGAAAGTCGTCTTGCTAAACGAGCTATGGACAGGCTTAAATTAGCAGAAGATGTATTAGATAAAAGCGTATTACCTAATGATGAACTACTAGCTTACTTTATTGAAGAAGCCGTCGATGCGGGAGTTGATCCTGTAGAAGTTAGGAAAGAGAAATCTCCGGTAGGGAATTTCTTTAGGTCAATAATGGCAGCTTTTAAGGCGGCGTGGCGTAAGCTTTTTCAGTACCCCTACAACAACCCAACGGCACAAGAAGTGGTAGACATGGCGTATGGGGCTGCTGGCTTAGTAGTCCGTAACCCAACGGCTATGCTAAGTAATATAGATAAGCAATTACTATATTCTATCGCTACTACTGCGGGTAATGAATATGTAGAGACCCAATCTAGAGTCAATGTAAACACACAAGATCGTGATTTTTTTGCCGCAATTAATGATATAGGTCTAAAAGGGCTAGGAAAAACAACGTTAGAAAGGGCTACAAACTATAAAAAACAGGTCTATAACTTTATGGGGTTACTTCAACTTGCTAATCAGGTGTCTAAGAAATACCCGGAGCTTGCGGGAGTTATACGCAAAATTGAAACTATTGTTAACACGCGGAAACAGATAATAGATGATAAACGTAGGGAAGTAGAAGATTTCTCCCTCTACCTAGATACAGTACTAAATAGTGAAGAGTACAAACCTTACAGAGAGGCTTTCGAGGATATTGTTCACGACTCAACTATTGACGAAATAGACCTACGAAACAATACAGACCGAACCGATCCAAACAGAGTAGTTCGTGGTACTGATTTATATGCACAGTTTGAAAAATTACCTGCCCCTCTGCAAGAGGTCTATATTCGGCTAGCAAATAAATATGAAAATTTTGCCACAGAATATATAGCAACTTTAGAAAAGTTCCTAGACGATGCAGGTATAGCTGACGCGCATAAAAATATGCTTAATCTCTTAAAGGGACAGATAACTCCATATTTCCCGCTACTTAGGCATAACGGAAATTATTGGCTAGACTTTAGAGTAACCAATCTAAGGGATGCGTCTGGTGCGCTCATTATGGACGACACCGGAGCAGCCTTTGTCAAACGTGTAACTCTATCGTATGAATCCCCCGAACAACGGCTTGCTGCGAAACAAATACTCGAAAAAGATCCTGATGTAATCAAAGACAGCATACTTACTTACGCCCGTCCCAACGATGCTTCAATAAGTAGTGAAGTACCTAATCCAGATATAGAAAAACTTTTGAGCGCACTAACTGGGGATGCGAATTTACCGGCCTCAACTAAAAAATTAATAGTCGATAACTATCTTAATATGTTTCCTGATTCTTCTCTAAAGAAACAGTTTAAAAAACGTAAAAAGATAGCGGGGTTTAGAAAAGATTCAGTACGTAATTTTGCGCAGATAGGCCATCAGATGGCAAATCAGCTAGCTTCAATGCAGCAATCAAAAGAACTACGTGATGCTTATGCGGCCCTTGACGAAATTCAAAGAACATCTGCCGAACCCGAAGGCTACATAAGGAGCGACGATGATTCGGGGGCAACTAAAGCTGAATCTAACGTTGCCCAAATTATACAAAGCGTAAAAGATAGAAGGGAGTTTTTAGAAAACCCGCAACCTAAGTCATGGGCTGCAACGCTTTCATGGGGAAGCTATGTGTGGTACATCCTGGGCAACCTATCTTCTGCATTTGTAAACTTATCACAGGTAGCGATTGGGTATTTTTATATGGTTGGGCGATATGGTTTGGTAGATACCCATAAAGCTTTTATGAACGCAACGAAAATGTACGTGAACGGGGGACGGGATAACAATACTAAATTTAAAATACCGAAAGCACTTGGTTTCCTAGCTGGTTTTGATACATCGCTTGCAGATAAAACTTTTGGGGCGAATAAAAATTTATCCCCTGAGTATAGAGCGTTGTACGACGCTGGACTCGCTCGCGGCGCTGTCCGAAGGACTACAGGTCAAGAATTAATCGATATGCAAAAAGGCCGAACCGGAAAGCTTTCTCAGCGGGTTCACAAATACACTTATGCATTAAGTTGGTATTTCCAAAATACTGAGCGGGCCAACCGGGAAATTGCTTTGATTGCGGCTTACGATTTAGCTAGAAAAAAAGGAACGGCAGAAATAAGAGCGGGGAGTAGTGAGTACGGGGCCGAAAAGGGAGCTACAGATAAAAAATCGGCTATTAACTTTGCAGTTGATTTTGTAGACACCATAAACGGCGCTGCGATTGCAGAAACTGGGCCTACACATTTCCAAGATGGTGTTGGGAAAGTAATGGGTACTTTTAAACGATTTGCTTTTTCACAAGTTTATCTGCAATACCGCCTAGCAAGAGATGCCGTGTCCCACGTAGATCCTAAAGAACGAGGTATCGCGTTTAAACAAATTGCGGCGATCATGATACCGGCTTATACACTAGCGGGTATGAAAGGTTTACCTTTTTATGGCGCAGTGGATGCAGTTGTAAGTATGGCGATGAGTGACTTCTTATTGGGAGATGAGGACGAACCGTGGGAGTTTGATACTTCCCTTAACGCTAAAATGGGGGATTTTGCCTTTTTTGGATTATTCAATGCGGTATTGGGAACTGATCTAGCAAGTCGGACAGGTTTTGGGAATATGTTATTTCCTTATGATAACCCCTATAAACGAGAACAGTTAGAGTGGTTGTATTACCCAGTAGCTTTTGCGGGGCCAGCAGCAGGGATTGCAGGGAGTATATATGATGGTATGGAGCTGTTTTCTGAAGGGAAAGTTATACGGGCGTTCGAAAAAATCACCCCATCCTTCGTGAGCAACCCTATAGAATCACTTAGGTATAGTGCTCTTGGTGACGATGGCGTACTAACTCGGGATGGTATGACTCCTATAATGGCCCCAGTGCCTGTGGGGTCTATAGTAGCGAATATGTTTGGTCTAAGACCTAAAGAAGTAACTGCGCGATATAGAGCAAATTCATCTGCAAAACAATACCAAAGAGCAGTATTGGAACGTCGTGACGGTTTATTAAATAAACTGTTTGGCGCTAAAGTAACCGGAGACTATAAAGAAGAAGGAAAGGTGCGGAAAGAAATAGCTAAATTTAATAACAGCCGCTTTGGACGCTTCATGCCTATAAACGCTTCTAGCGAAATAAAAAGCTTCAAAGCAAAACTTAAACGTAGTGAAGAATATATTAATGGGCTATACATAAATAAGAAACTACGAGATCCTATATTAGAAGACGTAGGGATAGAACTAAGTTGAAAGCTGCACCCCGTATACTATTTCTTACCAGTTCCACACACAATAAAGACGCCCACTACTCATTTTTTAATCTCCATACTCTAACCCCTCTCACTTTATTTTCTGTTACCACTTTCATACGGATTTTAAATTTCTGGTGTTTACAGGCTATCCGTAAAACTCTTTTTGCTTCTTTAGTATTGAGACATGGGATAAAGAAACTACTGCTGGGTTTAAATTTATCCCATTGAATATCAAACTCTATCCCGTGTATCTGGATCATCAACTTCCCGTCCTAAATTTTGCATAAATTCTGTGTCTATTAAGTCGGTTCCTTCCAGTTTAAAAACATGTGTTTCAACAGGAGGACTATCGATAGAGGTTCCTTTTGCTAACCGTTTCCGTACCGTACCTTGATGAATACCCTTCTCCTTTAAATCTCGAACTAAATCTTTAAAGATAATTTGTTCTCTGGCGCAATAGTTTCTAATGGCTTTACTAAATACAAACAAAGTTTCTGTATCTGGCTCAAGTCGGGTTGTTAATTCATATCTTGGTTCTACGATAGGAAGAGGGGTTATAGAATTTCTAGCGTCATACGCCCCATTAACCACCAGAATATGCCCACGATTCACATTTAAAAATCCCCCTAATACACTTACAAAATCTATCTCAGGTTCTATGATCTGTTGTCGTAGAGTATCTACAAGTTCGTTACTCGCCCAATTCAATACTCTAGGAATATCCAAATTAATCAATCGTAAATGGTTGGCTATCTGCGCCCCCGCAATATTGCAGGATATAACAGCCGACCAGAATCGTTCCCGAGAGTTTAAATTAGCTTTAGCATCAAGATGTTCCTGAATACCTTGCGCTAAATCAACAGCTTTAGTTAAATTTTTAACCAGATATTCAATGTAAATCGGCCCTGCCAAACCATAGTTACTTAATAAAGTCCCTTCAAACAATTTATAGGCATCTGACTTACTGATATTATCAGTACGGTCAACACGGTATTCCAGTAACCGCATGATCTCCCCATCGGCAAACTGTTTAATCAAAGATAGTTTTTCCGCCATAGACGCATTAGAACTTGCAAGCGCAATCAGACTCCAGTTGGTATCATTCTTACGCTCCATGTTACTTTGAGATTGCATCCGTCCAGGGCCGGAACCTTGAGATACGTTATATAACAAAGTAGAAACTGAATCAGGGTGCATGTTAGTTATTTCATCTACCGTGTATGGTAAGTTATTCATAACCCCTAATCGGTGCATCTTATGAGCAAACGTATCCGTTTCTTGTGCTAGTAATTTATCAGGATGCCCGTATACACTATTGCACATTTTTAAAACAGTAGATTTTCCTGTACCTGAAGAAGAATTAATCAGGTTAATCAACGCTCCATTAAATCCTAGATGTTTAATTAATGGCGCACCAAACGCAGTAAAAAACCCAAACGCATGAGGCTCAAAATCAGGTTTGTTGTACACTTGGATAACATGTTTCCATTCTTCTATATTTCCTTTGGAGACAAGCCATTTACAAATAGATTCTGTTTTTGGAGAAGGAGGAGAGTAACGGATATTGGAACAGTTAATCTCTTTATCCCCAAGAATAAATTTGGTATCTTCATCAACCCAGCCAAATTGTGTCCTCATAATCTCGGCCTCATCTTGGGCTTGTTGATTTTTGGTACACTCTATTAGATAGACCATCATGTTATCTAATTGCTTTGGCATCATTACAACACCCTGCGCCGAAAGAATCTTACGCAGTTCTTCTTTACTCGTCATGCAAGCCAGAGGGATTAAAAACTCCCGTACTCCATCTTTAGGGAGTATTAGTTTGGCGAGCGCCATATCTCCTTTTTCTTTATCGTGTAGACGTTTAATTAAGAAAAGATCATTGTGATAGATCAATAAATCATCATCGGCTGGGTCACGGGCTTTTCTGTAGATCCCCCCCTTAGCAGCCCTAAAAAAAGGCATTGGGAGTTTAGGAGGAAGGAAATCTAAAATAGGATCAGTGCCTTCCTGTTCTATAACTTTAAGACCTAAATCTATAGGACTTCTTATTTTCCCAAAATGAGAACAGTCATCACAGACATTGCTGTTAATTCCGTCTATAGTGTCGCATCGATAAGGTTTGTTGATTAAATCAACTGCTTTTTCTTCAGTTTCTTGAGGGTCGTATTCTGGGTGTTTGTCAGATACTGCATGAATAGCAACATCGGAATCTTTACAATTAGCAGCAATAGAAAGAACTGCTCGCCATACGTTATAGTTAACGTCAGCTTGATGTTTTAATGCGTATTCTATTTGAGGACATCCCTTTCCTTTAACGATTTTCTGTACAATTTTAGAAAAGGAATATTGTTGATTATCTTTTTGGCGTGAATCCGTCTCTGCAAATGTATGTCTGTTGGTTGCTTCGGTGGTCCCTATAAGTTTTTTAATTTCTTCAAAATCAGTTTCGGGAGATTCATGTAACACCGATACTTTGGCAGGGGGGCTTGTTTTATAGTTGAATGTGTCTGGTACACGTAATATTCTCGCACTATCCGCCGTAACCGCTGGGTCTGCCTCAAGACCTTTCTCCTTACATAGAATTTTTAACTGTTTAGCAACTGGGTTCCATTCATCTTTTTTTATAGATTCTTTTAGCACCCAGTACACATGGATACCACGCCCACTATCAACAATAGTCGGCGTAGGTAATTTCATCGTTTGACAAAAAGACAGCAATGCTTCCAGCGCATTAGCTTGACTTGGGTAAGGTTTGCTTTCCCCACAATCTAAATCAAGCCAGAAAGACTTCATGTATATTGCGTTTTCTTGGGTTCTTCTTTCGGAATTTGAAAATGAAGAACATGCAAAATATACGTTAAAGTCCCCTTCTAGTAAATCCTCTACCCCTGTTTCAATACCTTCCCATGTATCATAAAAACTTTGTTGTGGACTTACACCATCTTTTAGGCCAACGACACAATAATACCCTTCATCTGGAAGGATCTTTTGTATAAATGTTGGCATAACTAAACCTTTGCATCTTCTCTCTCAAGATATTTTAAGATTTGATCGGTGTGTTTTTCGTTAGGAATCCAACTACCCTCAAACCATTTATAAATAGTTAATTTGGTTACGTTAAATTTTTTTGCAATTGCAGTAACACGTTTATCTTCCGCGATGCAGAACCTCCCTAGTTTTACCCCTGCACTAGAGAAATCTGCATTACGGTTAACGTTTGCTAATTTATTAGAATAACCTCTGTTGTCACTCATTATCGTCCACTTCATCAGAAGAAGGAGCAAACTTACTTAATATGTCGTTTAGGTCTGACTTAGGTTGTTCTTCAGTAGCTTCAACTTTAGCGGCTCTCTTTTTACGAGTTTTAACTTTGGGTTTTTCTTCCACAGGATCTGCAAAAGGATCTTCTTCAACACCAACATCAGCATCGACGGGATTTGTCGCAAAAGGGTTCTCTTCTTTTAGCAAAGTAAAGCCCCCATCTACACTAGAAAAGGGGTTGTACCCCTGACGTTCTGCTAACTGTATAACTTGTACAGCACTTAGCCGTAAGGATACACCCGCCCCTGCTGCCTTGGTGTTGTAGGGTATCAATACACAAGCGATATTAATCATACTTCCGTGGGTCAATTCAAACCCTTCAGGTAGTGGATTAGCTTTTGAATCCATGTGGGAAATGGGGCGTGTAATCTGGTTGTTGTACTGCGCCTTGATCTTTGTATTGAACGTATAAAAATCATCACCTTCATCTTTAAAAGGAGGTTCGAGTTTTTCAGGCCAATTGTTTGTTTTAGTTGCAGCGTAGGCTTGGTGCATTACTTTAAATAATTCACCTGCTTGTTCTCTATTCATGCGAAATTGCAATCTATATTCCGCGCCGTCTTCATGAGCTTCGCAAGGCATTGTCTTCTGTGCCTTCTGGTCAAACCGATATGGTCTGTTAATGCGAGGATACATAGCCTCTACGTCTGTAATTACATATCTTAAAGTTTCATTTTCCATGTTATACCCTTATGAACGTCTAACAGTTATTTTAAATTCCCTAAAAGTATTTAGACCTTTAGGATGGTTGTTTGGATTATCTTCCAGATATCTACGCATATTGGTTTGGTGAATCCTCTTTTCCAACAATTCAAATGCGTCGTGATCCTCGATAAATTTGTACATCCGTTCCCAATCTTCTGTTGAGTAACGTATTTTTTCCTGACGGATAATAGTGCCTGAAGCGGTCTTTACAGATTCTGCTCCTGACTGATTTAATTTTTGGTCGCAGTATCCTTCGAGTGATTCTTTCTCACGCTCCAGATGCTTTATCTTTTTATCTGCCTCTTTATTAATCTTAGTAATTTCGTCACGTATAGCTACAATTGCAGCGGCAACTTGCTCTAATGAATACTCGTCTTTTACCACAGCAGACATAAATTTTCTCCCTAGTATGTTCTCAGTCATTATAGTTTGTCACTATACAGAGTCAAGTGGTTTATCTATAATTTCTTCATATAAATCGAGAAGTTTTATGTGTGCTTCGAGTCGGCCTGATAGCAGCCTATATAACCTTCTTTCTACAGCAGAGCCTTCTATGTTTACCACAGTCATAGCGTTCTTCTGCCCTTTACGATTAATTCGGGCATTGGCCTGTAGATAGGTTTCAATGGATGTAATCGGTGAGTACCAAATTACAGTATTAGCAGCAGTTAAAGTTACACCATGCGCTGCTGCTTGTGGTTGGATTACAAGAACTCTCGGTTCAGGTAGTGTCTGAAAATCCTGAATTAATTTTGTTCGTTTGTTAAGTGTGACATCTCCTGTAATACACTCCGTTACGATTCCTGTTTTATTCAGGAACTCATATAAAATTTCTATGGTGTGTTTAAAGGGAGCAAAAATTAAAACTTTAGCAATTGCTTCGTCAATCACTTCTCTAACAACTTTGAGTCTGTTAGACACATCAAACTGGACTACGTTACCGCTGTTTGAATAAACCGCGCCCCCTGACAACTGCAACAACTTACTCATGTTAACAGCAACATTAGCAGAGGTGACATGTTCATCCCCCGCTTCCATGATAAATTCTTCGCGTAAAATTTTGTAATAATGTTTCTGTTGCAAAGTTAACGGGGCTTCACGATCTACATAAGTTATTTCCGGCAAATCAAGGCATTGTTCTTTAGTGAATCGAATAGCAGGTTGAAGTGTTTTATGTACGATGTCTTGTGCATTGGGTTTAGCGACCCATTTGAATTTAGATATAGGGTACATTACAGAATCTTTGAATCTTGTTTTAGACGGAGTGACGTTATCAGGAACGCATAGTTTCGCTAAACCATGCGCGTCTACCGGAGATTGAGCAGCGGGGGTTCCTGTCATCATCCACATCCATGTAGAAAGATCGACAAGTTTATTAATTAGTTTCCATCGTTTTGTAGTGCAATTTTTATAGGCATTCGCTTCATCAATGATAATCAGATCAAAGCCGCTTGCCGCAATTACTTCTTTAACTACATCAACTCCATCGTAATTAATAATAATGTAATCGTAGTCACCCTCAATAATCTGCTTCCTTTTTTCTTTTGCACCGTATGCAACCCCCACTGATCTATGGGGTGCGAAACTAAATAAATCTGCTGACCATGCACTCTTGATAATAGAGAGGGGACATATAACAAGTACCCTTTCCCGGTAGCTTTCTTCCAATAAATAGTCTGAAGCCCAGATTGCAGCGGCAGTTTTTCCTGTACCCTGTTCATTAAAGCAAAACGCTCTGGGGTTTAATGTCAGAAACTCAGCCGTGGTTTTTTGATGCTCCATAGGGGTATAAACCCCCGACCATTCGTAATCTCTCATAATCGGAGAAGGGATATTTTTCATCTGTAGCCGCGTTAATTGTTGAGCGGTAGATAAATCCCACCCGACAGCCATCGTATAGATGTCGTTATTGATTTGGACAATATCGCTGTTGGGTATCTTGTTTTGAATCTTCTCTGGGTTTCTTGTTCGTAAGATTAATGTATTATCTAGTACCTGCATTTATTTCTTCTTTTTCTTAGTTGTTTTTCTTTTCTTCTTCGGCACGTTTTTCTTTACGCTACCATCCGCATTACGGCTAAAAGACCGATTCTTGCTAGGGGATACACTTCGCAAATTGCTCTTTTTATTCGTACCACCTTTTGATAAAGGCTTCTTGTGATCAATATCTTCCCCTTTGACATCCGTACCATCTCTTTTAGCTCTATATCTAGCCCTCTCTCTAGCGTTTCGCCTTAGTCTTTCTTTTTCGCCCCTTGCTTTTTGTTGTTTGTATTCTTTTTTGTACGGTCTTTTTTTGTTTACGTATGGCATTTTTCTTCGTACCTCTCGCTTTATCAAGAGCAACAGCAATTGCTTGTTGTCGCGGTGTTCCCGACCTAATCAATTCTGCAATATTTGCTTTAACAATTTTATCAGTTTTCCCTTCTTTAAGTGGCATATTTTATCCCCTTCCGTTTAATTCACAGTCTGTCACAGGGCAAAATCTATAACAAGAAAAATTAGATTTTGGGTTCCATGTACCTGATTCAAAACATAAATTTAACAGGCTAATATCCTTATCCCAAGACTCCCAATAATCTTCCTCTCGTTCCTTGTAAAATTTAGACTCAATGAGCTTCCCTACGACCACAAACATTAGGCCACCTTTTACCGTTTTAACTTCAGGGAAGTGCTTAAATAAAGCTAAAGATAATATTTCCAACTGTTTTGTATCGGCGTACCGGGTTGATTTCCCTGTCTTATAATCAACTAATAAGGCAGTCTTACCATCTATTGCTATAAAATCAGCAATTCCACGCCACCACGCTTCAGGATCAAAAAATCCACAGGGTTCTAGATCCACAGTTAACGCCATTTTTAATTCGTAATGTTTATCCCCTGCTGTGTTCATTAAAGTATCTACAAAAGGTTGTATAAACTTATAGCGTTCTGGAATCTCTGTCCCATCCCGACCATATTCTTCAGCCGCTTTATGTACTTCTTTGCCGTAAATCAGATGATCCTGTGCCTCTTCTTTTATATTTTTAAGAATTTTAGTTCGATGGAATTTACGAGGGCATTGTTTGAACAAAGACAACCCAGAGTACGACCAAGTAAAGTTACCCATATTTTGTTTGCTCCAGTGCTTTGCGAAGTATAGTTGACATCGCAGCGCCAGCAACAATTGACGGGGCAAGTTGATACTTTTCGTATGCGTCCTCGACTGCCTTTTTATACAAGTCCCTCTCAGCCGTTATCTGCAACAGGTTCTTCTGAAGTTTACGGATCCGTTTGCGCGAGTCAGCGGACTCTGGTCTCTCCGACATGGTTAATCTCCATTATTTGTTGTTCTGATTACTGTCTCGCGCCGTGCGCAACACTTTGCACACAACGAAGTAAGAGGAGTGAACGGGGAGCATTCTTCGTCCTTGTTGAGAACACCAAGAAAGGTATCCTCTCCGAGAGCGAATTTCTCACCGCATTGGTCGCACGTTTCCGTCTTTGTCTGCATTGTCTGTAATCTCCCTGTTTGAATAAAGATATCCCACTGTATGACCAAGTAAAATTACTCATAAGTAAAAAATCCCCATTGGTACTGTGGGTATTTCCCAAATGCAGCTACAACAGATGGGAACGGGGCTGAATTTTTATGACCGTCAAATTTTAACCGCCCTCTTAAAAACCAAACTGTACTCGCTTTCATAACATAGTCGTGCCACCATCTTGTATCTGTTCTGGAAGGCAATAAACAAACCACGGTTGCCTCTCCTGTACTTGCAGATTCATACGCTTTTTTTACCCACTTTGTTATTTCTCTACCATATGGAGGGTTCATGAAACAGTACCCTCTCCATGTTTTTAATAACGCATCATCCTCAATAGAATAATATCGTTTGCACTTTGCATTTGAAGCATCGGCGCAAACATCCAAATCAAATTTAAATTTCTCATTTAATTTGTCAAAAAAATCTTGGGGGGTAGCCCAATCGTCCCGTCTGGACATGAAATGTACTGATTCATTCATCTTCCTTACCCACACTCTCCGTAGCTTTTGCCCACCCCGCTTTCACAGTCCAATGGCAATCCCTTCGCCCACACCGGGCTTGTTCGCATAATGGTTTCAATAAACTCCTGTGCTTCTTGTACCTCTTCTTCCTTAACCACACATACCAATGAGTCATGCACTGTCAGTGCAATTTTGTATTTTTGTACAATCTTCACCATCTGCCATGAAATAATGCACCGAGCTAACGCTTGGCAGACATTCTCAATCACCTTACCCCCATAAATTTTAGTTCTGGAGTTTCTTGATATGTAAGAATAGTTATCTTCCTGATCGAGTGCCAACTGTGGGTAAGTTAGCAACATCCCATTCGGTAGGTAGAATCCTCCCTCATCAAGCCGAATGGCTTTCGGATGTTTACCTAACTGACAAGATTGATTGCGATGTAACGCATTAAGACAACGGTTGGCTTGTCGCCATAGGGCAGGGATATGGTCGTATGTTTTACGATAGATAGCTATGATATTTTTTGCTTCTTCAGCATCGATATCTACGTTGAAGCCAGCGAGCTGGTTTTTAAATTTTTCATGCCCCATCCCATAGCCACTTCCCAAGATAACTGACTTACCTACAAATCGTTCGTTCTTGGTAATTTCTTCTTGGGGCTTACCATAAATCTGGGAAGCCATAATCTTGTAAACATCTTCGTCATTGGCGAATGCGTTAACCAAATCATATTGTCCTGACAGCCAAGCCAAAGTTCGCGCTTCTATTTGAGAGGAGTCTGCATCAATTAATACATATCCATCAGGCGCAAGGATAGACTGCTTGATTGTGTTACTACCACGCGAAGGTAGGTTCTGCATGTTCAGTTTGTCACTACCGCCCCATCGGCCAGTGTGCGCGGCGTAGTAGCGTAAAGGCACGGGTAAAACCCCCGCTCTTTTTGCAATGCCAAGAAGTCTTTGAGTACGGGTTTCTTCTAACGTGGACTTCACTCCAATTCGTGCAGCAACCAAGGTTTGCACCGCTAGATTAGGGTGTTCTAGCAATTCGGTCATACCTTTATCACTTTTAGAAAAGGCAAAAGTTGTTTTATTCGTTCTTGGAGATATTTTGGTGGGGGGTTCTACCCCTAATGATTTAAGACACTCTGCGAATTTGGGATTAGACTGTAATACTTCAGAATTTGATTTCGCGGCCCGCATCAATTTTTCTTTTTCTGACACTACAGAATCAAGATGCTGTTCTAACATGGGGACATTCAGCTCCAATACAGGTTCTGTGAACATCTTCATGGTAGTGCTGACTACTTCTAACTCTTCCGCGTTAAACCGCTTTGCGTAGATGCAGAATAATTTGAATGTAAGGTCTACATCGTTTATGCAATAGCGTCCGTACCTATGTAGTTCTTGTTCTGAAAAATCCCGTAATTGTTTCCCTAAAGCATTAAGGACTTCTGTTCCTTTCTCTCCAATACCATATCGTTCACTACAGAATTTAAGGGAGTGTTTAGCGTTAACCCCATCGATTGCCCTAGACATAGATAAAGTGTCTGCAATAATTTTAGGTTTGACCCCATACCGCCAAGACAAGATAGCCGCATCGAACATTGCGTTGTGGGCGATAAGAATAGTATTGCCCCAATCAACCTCGGCTAAATGATGTTTTATTGCACCAGAATAATTAGCAAACCACTCAGCCTTGCCATCATTAATCTTGATAGCAACCCCAATGGCTTCAAATCTATAGTCCCGTATGTACTCTTCAGTAGTCAGTTTAGACAAAGAGTATTCTTTGCTATAAAAAGTTTCAAAATCTAGTGTAACTAAATCCATGCCCGTACCCCATGCACTACACCTTACCAGTTCTCGTTTTTCCTACGAGATATTCTGGAGCGCCCAGTGCGTCATATCTTTTTTTTCTTCGCCCAGTAAGAGTTCTTTCAACTCTTCTGCTTTTGTAGAATCAGTAAAGACTAACGTTAACCCCCCCGCATCTTCTATTTTTTTAAGTTCGTATTCCTGAAGTTTTGTGGGTTTGTTCTTTCCAGCTTTACATTCGATACCGATAAACACGCCTTGGTAGCAAGCAATGATATCGGGGATGCCTCTACGTCCTCCATAACCTGTAGCTGGAGAAAAATGATACGCGCCTAACTCATCTAGGATTTTCTTAACCCGCGCTTTAACTTTTTTCTCAGGTGTTGCCATATACCTTCCTTTAAAAAGAGAGGGCAGGGTGATAGGGTTTGCCTATCCCAAGCATCCGGTGGAGGCTAGTGAGTTACCCCTAAGCCATACCCTCTTAACATAGTTTAGCAAAGAAGTACGGGGAGTCAAGCAACTTATAATAATAATTTTGCGTGTGAGTGTACTCACAGGCATAAAAAAGCCCCACACGGGTGGGGCTACGGAGAAGAAGGAAAAGCGTATGTGCCATCCGTGAACAAGGGGGTACGGAGTTGGCGCTTTTCAGTACAAAGTTAGTCTACACTTTTTTTGGATGGAAAAAAACCCCTACCAGCATTTAAGCCGATAGGGGTTTTTGGTTATAGGGTTAATCGTCGAGCGGAAAGGAAACTTCGTGGGCCTTTAGGCCCAATGCTTTCGCTGACTCTTGAGCCAGCTCCAACTTATCGTCTACGGAAAGGTCTCTGCCTTCCTTTCGCATGTCGCCAGCCGCCATTTCGAAATACTCCTTAATGACGCCAACCTGTCCTCTTTTCTGCTCATACTGGTAGACTCGGTTTGCCATATTATCCTCCATTGCGAATTGCGGCTGCTAACTCCTGCTATTCAAAAATTTGGCAGCACTAAAACCCGCTCTAGCCAAATTTTCACCCGCGTCTTGAAGCTCATCTTCAGGTCTTTGTAATCCCGCATACTTGCAGGGGGATGAGGTTGCACTTCTTCCTCAGTGAAAGAAGCTAGGTTCTCGCGGACTTGTTCCATGCGTACTTCGCTTGGAGTCGGCTGGTCTTCCCAACGCTCTATCGTATGTAGTGTTTGTTTACATGTCATTCTATTACTCCTTCTTGAAAATATATATATCAACCATAAAGTTTCTTATGTCAAAACTTAACCAAACCAAACGAAACGTGACGGAACCCAACTGCCAAAACTAAACTGAACGTAACCAAACGGAACGTAGCTAAACGCATTAAACCACAACCTAACTGCCAGAACAAAACCGAACCCAACAGAACTTAACAGGCCAAAATTGAACGGAACCCAACTGCCAGAACCCAATTTAACCCAACACAATCCAGCTCAACCCAACCCAACTGCCAGAACCCAATTTAACCTAACAAGCCGGAACAGAACGGAACCTAACCTAACTGCCAGAACGAAACTTAATCCAACGTAACGGAACAAAACAGAACACAACTGAACTGAATCAAACGGAACGTAACTGCCAGAACAGAACCTAACGTAACCTAACTTAGCCCAACAGAACCCGACTGCCAAAACATGCCACAACGAGCCGCACCATAACAAAGCGGAACGGAACTGCCAAACCAAACCCTATAACTAGAGAACTACTTATTCAGAAAAGCCTCGATAGGATCAATTACAGAAGACAATTCTTCAAGCAACCCATATCGCTTTTTAAATGTCTCCATGTCTCGCATTGCGCGGGTTAATAGTTTTTTTCGCTTTTCAGGATCATTGATCACATCAAACGTATCGTAATAAACACCGATACTATTACCTTCTGCATCTGTTTCTTTTATGTTCGTGAAAGCACGAATCTGATGTTGCTCTCTTACTTTTGTACCTTTTTTAACATAGACAATCTGTGCTTTGATTAGCCTTTCAGTATGCGCCCACCATTTTTTTGCGGCTACTTCCTGATCCCAATCAAAAAGACCATGTAGTGCTGAACTCTTATCTCTTGCTTTCTCCATGAGAGCGCCCTCGGGGGGAGTCCCCCCGAAAGCATCAGCGACCTCAACGATCTCGTTGTAACATGCCTCGGCATCGGCCTTCCCAAAACGTGAACCTTTCGCCCACGTTAAAGCTAACCGAGCTTTTGTTGGTGCTACAGCAGTATCATCTGAAGAACACACTATATGAACCGTTCTTTCTACATCCATATTACGCGACCCCTCTTATTTGGCTGACTGTAGTTGTAGCAACATAATCCTTGTCGATCTGGAATCGTCCATAATCCCCGCCTTTCTCGGGACGCATTTCCTGAAGCCCCACACCGAACCCCGCTCGATTGAGGAGATTCATTAAACTCTCAACTGGAACATCATCTGTGTTTACTTGAACAGTGAATATGATCGACCAGTTCCTAAACTCAGGGCGATACCGTAAATCAGCAGACCCTGATCCAACACGTACAATATCCTCACGCATAATAGGATCATCGGCCTTATCAAACAGAACCAAGTCCCTATTATCCGTGTTGTCCCGATCTTGTGGTACGACAAAGATAGCCTTGCGAACCAAGGTTTTTTCGATCCCGATATCCTTATGCGCGGCATTCACCATGCATTTTTTGATAGCATCGCACGGAACTCCATGTTTGCCGGTTTCTGCCCCGACATATGTAGCATCAAGATACTCTTGATTCGGGTCACACTTTTCCCGGTTCTTGGTCTTCACGCCCAATTTCTTATCGCGGATCTGTTTCTTCATTTTCTCGATCCACTTGTGTTGGACGACAGGACTCGTACCTACTATTCGTAGTTCTACGTCGTCCACCTTTATCTCTCTTAGTGTGATAATTGCCATAACATTTTTCCTCTTGTTAAAGATTGTTTTGTTTAACGTCTTTTTTAAGACCCATTTATTCTACTATACTGTGTACAGTGTTACAACATTTTTTAGGCGAAAAAAACCCCCCTGAGTAGGGGGGTTGGGTGGTGGGCTTCCTATCCTTTAGATATTTATTCTTACCTAACGCAGTATCCTTTACAGTCCAGTAAAACTATGAACTTGCAGAGGGGAGTTTTACTAGAATGAGGATAGGTGAGTACCGCATAGCCCGGACACGATTACATTGGGAGACCCGCATTACCCCTCATCGTTTTGAGAATCCAGATAGTACATCCGCACGAATGTACTCCCGAACACTGTTCCTCTTTCCACTTGATCCATCGCGAACCCAACCCCCGCGACATAGGGGGTTTGCCCTGAAGCCCTATCCATTGCAGCATCCAGAATGCACAGTTTGTTTACAACCACAGGATCTATGGCTGCTGTAAAATCATCAATACTAGGGAACCAACGGCGCTCCATATCATTTTCGCCTACATGTAATACTTTATCGCTTCCGTGATAATGTAGAACTCGGTGTTTGCATACAATTTTTTGGAGAAGTGCAACGTCATCTTCTACCTTGTCAATTTCAGCTAAGAGATTTAACCCTTGCTGCTGTTCATAGGTTTCCACCATATGGCGTACCCGTTCTGGATTTTTGAACAGTTCCCGAATCAAGTATTGTTGTTTTGAAATGGTCGCTGCTTTAACGGCAACCCCTTCATAAATATGGTCAGAAAATAATTTTTCCAAGGTGTCATTAAACGTTCTAACATTTTTGTTCACCGCTTGTTCAAGGATGGATTGCAACCTTCTCTTTTGCTCCTGAAACACATAGCCCCTCCCCCACTCCTTGTTCGATTCTTCTACTTCTGCTTTGATTGATGTGTAGAACTTTTTCAACGTAGCGCGAAAGCCATTAGGGAGTTGATATTCCATTTTCGTTTTAGCGGTTGCGTATATGCAACTTGTTTTTGGATAACACCCTACCGTATCCATACGCACCCTCGCTATTTTTATCGGGGGAGTTTTAGACCTATGAATAAAAGGCGAGTAAATATACAAGGTTGTGTATTGCTCATGCGGAAAACGAACAGGTAGAGCTGACCAACAGCTATTGTCGAATAGAAACAGTACTCCTAGCGGTTGCTCTATTGCTTCCATAGAAAATACAAGTGCCTGTACTTTCGGGACTCCCAATCCGTTTACGCGGTGGTGCATGTCATATCGCGTGGTGCCATTAGGGGTGTTATCCAAAAATTGCAGAATGGCTCCATCAAATCCGATGTGGTCTTTAACCCATTCATGATCTCTCAGATTGCAAACTACCTTGTCTTTGAATTTGTACCCTAATTGTTTATCCATAAATTTCACGGTTTCCTTAACCATCGGATACATGTCTTGGTCTTGGCCTGTTAATCTCATAACGATTCTCCCGTAATTACTTTGTAGTTTTCTGATGTGAAGAAGTTTGCTTCCCAGTACCCATATACTGCTCTTGCTCCTTCTCTAGTATTATCAAAAGCATCGTGGATAATTCCGTCGATACTCGCCATATAATACTTACTGCACCGCAAGATCAAATGACCTTTTGGTAACTCACCTTTACAACAGTGCATTGTCACCCCTGATCCAATTCTCATAACAGGTGTCCACTTCCACCCTAATTCACCTTCGATAAATTCTTTAACAATGCGAGAATGTGCTTTGACCCTCATATGGTCTTGTCCTCCTCTAAACTCCGCATATCTCTCGCGCACTTCTCCCCAGCCCCTCCCACTTGTTATAGCTATAGCTCGGATATGATCAAAATCACACAGTTCCTCCAAAAATATTTTTCCAGTTTTTGCGCGCCTAGATGTGGGGTCGTTAAAACTCTCTCCAGCTTCGTACATCCCACCATCGTCATACACAAAATCAGGACTGTCGGTGATTTCATCTTCAGGAACTCCAATCCTTTTTAATCTCTCTTTTAGAAAGTCAGCATTACTCATCTTCCTCCCCCTTCATTTCCTCCTCATACTTTTCATATAGGTAATCGCCTATCTTACGAAACATTTCGCCACACGCTAGCAAAACCACGCCAGTTCCCATCAAGGTGAACCCTGCGATCATGCAAGCCACATTTAAATTAACCCCCCCGAAAACAAATAACGACATACCAACTACCATTGCACCCAGACTCTGAGCGTAATAGAACTCATTATTCCAGATTGAATACATAAGGAATCTTGCGAACAACGTCTTCATACTTCTTCTCCTTCCTATAAAATAGATAACTAGAAGTCCCACCCCCGTAGGACTTCTTCTTTTTTATGCGTCTGCTCCTAGTTTCGAAAGGATAGCGTTAATCCGGCGGGGATTTCCGAAAATACCAGAACGGCAGCGCGGGTTAGTCTCAAAGAATTTACGAACGCGGGTAGACTGTGTTCCGGTTATTCGTGCATAGTTTTCTGGACTCAAGAAGTCATACCCGTTTGTACGCGCCGATAGCTCACTGATCCCGAGATCAGCAAGGTTTTTCCGATCTCGCGGTAAAATCGTATTGCGATAACGAGCATATCGCCCTTCAACAAATTCCGACTTTTTCGATGCAAAATTTGATTCTTTTAGAATCAACAAGCACCGTTCATCGCTCGCCGACACTCGTAGTTTTTTCCCGTTAAGTTTAATTATTTGCATTGGTTTTCCTCGTGTTTGTTAACCTTTGTATCGTTCAAGGATGTCAGACCTGTCCTCGCCAAAATCCACCTCAAGTTGCCTCTCATCTTTAACAGGCCCACCATCCTCATACGTCTTCAGCAACATCTTGACAATATCGCTATAAGACAACCGATACCCATTCGCAGATTCAATCTGATCTCTAAGAACATCAATCCTCTGCTTTGTTTCCGGTGAAACACTAATCACAACATGTGACATAAAACACCTCTTTCTATTTGGGTGTGAGTACACTCACAGGTTAATCCAGATGTATAACTTGGCCTACGCGGGGATTAAAAGGCTGACAACCATCAGGACAGACCGCCCACATAATGGGATATTCCAACTGCCCCCAGATATCTTCCGGTAATCCACCTACATAAGCATCTGTTAAGAATAACACACATTCTATATGAGAATCTAGTAGAATATTATTCTCTACATATTCTACAACACAGACAGGATTAGTGCCGCCTCCACCTCTGGGCTTTGTTAGATCGAGCAATGCGTCGTAGTTCGATTCATCATATTGCTCATGTACTGCCATTCTGGTATCCCAGTACAATAGATGCACCTTGTCCGGCATAACATCCTCAACTATGACCTTCACCTCTGACAAGAATTTATCAACGGCATCCTGTGAAATCGATGTTGACATATCTATAGCTACTACAATGCCACCGATACTTTCCCCAATCGTATGTGGCATCAAAATATCTGAGCCAATCAAACGTTTGTTATACCGACGATAGGACGTTATATCGTTGCCTTTACATACTGAATGTATAAAATCAGCAAGTAATTCTTCCCAGGGGGTGCTGACCTCTAGTAATTTTTTGATCGTACTTGCAAATCCTCCTGCGTCATCCCCTGCCACTTCGACAGATTGACGAATTGCACGGTCTAATTCTTCAGCAATTTCCTCAAGTTCCTCTACGGACTTCCCTTCTTCATCGTAGTTATGCTCATCATGCATCTTCTCTGCTTCTTCTAAGATCTCCTCAGAATAAGTGCCGTTTTGACCTTTTGGTGGCTCTGGGGAATCAACTGGATCACCACCTTCACCTTCACCTTCACCTTCACCTTCACCTTCACCTTCACCTTCACCTTCACCTCCGGGTGGCGGGGGTGGCGGGGGTGGCGGGGGTGATTGCTGATTCTTCTGATACAAGATGTCAAACACCTGTTGGGTGTTCATATCCCGATAGGCTTCATCAATCAATCCGTGGGGCTGACCTTTTTTATCGCCATCCTTGAAGATCGGCATTCTCATAAACTCCCCATGTGGGTCGATATCCTGTAGCTTTAGGTTGATGACGTAATCACACGCCATATTAGTCAGCAATGCATCTATGTCCCTAAGATGTTGCCACACTACCGAGTGCTTGAGTGCTTTGTGCATTTGCTCATGTATTGCAACGTACATAAGTTCCTTGTCGTCCAAGGTCTGCACAAACTCAGGGTTGAACCAAGTATCAATTCCATTTGTGGCTGCTGTAGAAGTAACATCTACATCGATATTGATATCCCCGTATAACGATAACGACCCAAAAAACCGCAATTTTTTGGTGTCCATCATCACCACATGTGCGCGTTGGACGCGCTGCTCTGCTGTGAATCTATGTTCCATTATCCTTCTCCTAGAAATTAAACTTAGATGTAATTGAGTCGATTGATGCTTTTACATCGTCAACCTTTTCCTTCATATCTGCGCGAGTGGAATCCCCATAATTCTTATCACGTAGATCCTTTATGTCGGCAGTCTCAATGATGCGCCACAAGTCAACTCTGGCTTTCTCCATCTCTGGATCATTCGTCAGGTTGAATGCCTTGAGATTTTCACACACCGTTTCCGCTTCGGTCAGAAGTGATTCATACAATCTGGACGGTGTACCATCCTCTTTATCTGTCAACTGAAGAGACAATCTTTCAAGGCATTTGTACATCCTGTCCCACGCATCTTTAGTCGCCGCCTTCAACTTCCGGTCGAATCCTTCCTGGTGCAAGTTATTCAACTCACCTTTTACATCATCAAGAACCCCATTGATGAAACCGCCATCTTCGGGTACAGGTGGATAGTCCAGACGAAATTTGAATTTCCGTGCGACGTAGTAATCGATGTCCTCATCATAGATTGGATAGTCCAACTCATTGTAGAGTTCGCCAAGTGCATCCTTGGCATCGTTGAGCAGAGCCGGTAGTTCTTTTTTAAAGTCACCAACCATCGACTCAAACTTATCCTGATACTCTCCCATCGCCTTCATATGATTTTGAATCATGGCGTTGGGGATCAACCGTTGCCCCGCATCATTCCAGGGTAACGTCAATTGGGTACTTGCCTGTCGCACCTGCGCCGCGAACTTCACAATCTCGGGCAGCACTTCCGAATGAGCAAAGATATTCTTTGTCACCCGCGCCACTTTCTTCTTTGCCTTCATATCCTTGTTAATCTTCTCACTCGCTTTCCGGTCTAACTTACTTCCTGTCATTACAGAAATACCAAGTTCTACCAGACGCGCTGAACTACTAATTGATATTGTGCTATTCATCATCTTTCTCCTTATCCATTGCTACCATTGGAAGGCCATCTCGGACTCCAAGTGTCCGGTATCGCCAAAGCTCGACGCCTCGACAGGTCACGAACCCACCATGTGGGTTCGTGCCTATGGCCGCCACCCTCGCAGTAATTGATCCCCAAGCCAAGGAGGCTTATGGCCTTACTGCTTTGTCTGCAATACTGCGGGAAGACCAACCCGGAACCCACATACATCGGCAAATGCGGCGGATTCCAGTGGGTTAGGTGAATCACTTCACCACAATGTCTACAAACACTTTTACAAGGTTTATTCATCATCTTTCTCCTTAGGTTCGTGCAGGTTTCCACCCAAATCGGGTCGCGCACGGCCCATTCGGCAATACTGCGGGTACTCTTTCGCAGAGTCCCGCCACATGATTTCACCGCGATGAATTACTTCACCGCAGTGTTTACAGATTTTATTCATCATCTTTCTCCTGCACTAAAAAATTAAATATCCCATCAATCAAATCCTGATCCTCAGGTAAGGCTAATACCTGCTCTATTCCGGCATTAATTAACTTATTACAAAGCACATTCCAACCTTCACCTGAAAGGAAACGCTTATTCCGTCCCTGCGGATCCCTTTCCTCATGGACCAATCGTATGATCGCTGACCATTCATGTTTTTCCAATTCTAGTTTGATACTCATATATCATCTCCCCAAGTTAAACTATCTGGGGTTTCTGTTAGAAAAATTATTACCCTTTTCCAAGCATCACATGACGCACACCCCTCGCAATAATCTTCACAAGGATTGCCAAACCACTCACTAATGGGAGCCAACTGATCTTTAATCTCTACTAAGAGTTTAAAATGCTCGTTGGGGATCTCCTTTATTATTCTTGTATTCATAACTACACTCCAAATAAATGTGAATTAGTTTTGCACCACGCACCAAACTCCTTATGCGCGTACATTATTTTCGCCAAGTCTCTCTTTTCTTTAGCCTGAAGAACAAACATGGCTTGGTTCTCGGTCGGCAACCGTTTGAGATAGGTAAACCACGCGCCTAACTTGGGTGAACTATCTACCCACGTTAGCGCCGACATCACTGTGATACACATAGCCGGTGGGCTATCGGGAACAATTGCCCCTTCTGCATCTTCAATAATCTCATCCGGTGTCGGTAGCTGCTCGGCCAAGTCAATAAAGGTAATCAACTGCCGCGCCCCTGCCATGCCTATGCAACCTTCCAATGTCACAAGCAAATCGGACTTGGTGATCTTGTTCTTGAAGTAATCCCAGACTTGGTGCGATGCCATTTCCAATGACCTCGGCGTGACACACTTATCATCCCCCTTCTTAGGATTTGAGATGTACACGTTCTGTCCTTCAGGGTCATCCACATAGGATTGCAGAAGTTGTGGCTCGCGCTTTACCCATGCCAATACTGCCGGGTGCCAATCGTTCTCCGATCCAAAGTGAACCAACTCGGCAGCGTTGGGCTTGCGGATATGGATATCAATAACTCGATTGGAAGTGTGACCCTTCATACGATCCCCGACATTCTCTGTTTTGAGATTGCCTGTTGTTATTACTATAGAATCAGGATGAATATTGATGTCCCCGATGCGTCTGGGGTGAGTCAGGACAGGGTGGAGCATCGCCTGTAAGTTGGCGGGTGCTTTTGTCCACTCATCAAAGACAATACACAAAGGCTCGTTATGGTGAAAACCCCAATGAGCATTGGGATAGAACATGGTGCATCGTTCCTCATGGTTCGGAACCAAGATACCCAGATCGGCAAGATCCATACTTGCACAATCCATAAGTACCAGACGCATACCTAACAGATCAGCGATCCCACGCGCAACGGACGTTTTACCAACTCCCTTTTCGCCACGCATATGAAAGGTATTTCTCCCTCCACTCCCACTGATAATTCTAACTGCATCTTCGAGTGACGCATGTGTGTGTACTTCTAATTTCATAATCGTTCTCCGATTGGGTGTGAGTGGACTCACACCTGTTTATGATTGCCCCCCAGTTCCGACCCCCCTATACGGGTTCGACTTGCGCCCGTAATAAAACTAACTTGCCAAAGGTCCATCCGACTTGGAGGATTTTGGCGTCGTCTCCACGTAGAAGTCCACCCTTCATATCTTCGTGTTTTAAAGGGTTAAAACTTACATGGATTTCGGCTTTTGTCGGAAATTCTCGGACACCCAGATTGAACGCTGTAGACCAGAATGCGTCCGTAGGGTCTGCACCGTCCTGCATTGCCCGCATTCCGATAGCGACTTGTAACGCTCCCCCGACCGAGACAAGCTCTTCTTGCACGGCGAGTTCAGCCGCGATGTCAGTTTTGCAGATTTTATTCATCATCATGCCTATCTCCTCTTTGTGTTTGGAACCAAGATACCCAGATTGACAAGATCCATACTTGCACAATCCATAAATTCCAAGCGCATACCTAATTGGTCAGCGACCTCATGCGCAACGGACGTTTTACTAACCTCCTTTTCGCCTGTAATTCGTGCATAGTTTTCTGGACTCAAGAAGTCATACTCGACCGTATAATGCCCATGAAGGTGTATTCGTTTAAAATGGACCCTGTTTTGATAGCTCATGTAAGGCACGCCACCTTTGGATACGATGCGTTTTTCTACATTCATCAATTCCAGTAGACCGTTCAATCGTTCTCTAGTCGTTGCGGTATTCCATCCGGCTAGAGTTATCGCCACTGTAAAATCAGTATCCCAGTAAGCGATAAGATTACCGAACAACCTAATCTCGCTGCCATCGGTCGTAGTGTTACCCCGATACAAGCTACGGCTATCTAAGAAGGCTGTCGATATTTCCCTCGTTATTTTTCTCATAAATTAATCTCCAGTAACTTTTAATTAATCATCCCACATGGTCTACGACCATTATACACTAAAAACTAGTGTTTGTCAAGTACCTACTAATTTAGAATGGATAAGATATTGTCGGATTAGTTCGCCTATTGTCGGTTTTTGGGATGACGTAAGTTATTGATAAATAAGTTTTGTTCCTTTTGTCGGTATTGTCGGTAGTTTTTAAGTACATCTGGGAAAATGTAAAAACCGACAAATGTTTTCTCTGTTTTCTTTGTGTCTCTATATATAATGTTTCATATGAGATAGATAGAGGAGTACATATGCGAGAAGGTTTAAGCTCTTTCTTTTTGCCGTATTCACTTTAAAATCGACCGACAAAAGGAACATTATGAACATTACTTTAGAATCAATAACTTAGCAAAACGAAAAACCGACAATACAAAACACAAAACCGACAATATAGATAAAGTGTTGACGGTCGCTTCTTTTCCTGATAATAATGCGGGGCATTATTAACAGGAAACCTCCTCTCTGTTTTTCAACTTCTTGTTTCTTTAGAATAGCCTGTGATGTATTCGCACTTGGCCGACCCCTTACGGCCTTACATCTTTTCTGAGAACTGGTGGGGGAAAAGATAGATTTATCCTGTGGGGATAGAATTTATCCTGTGGGGATAGAATTTATCCTGTGGGGATAGAATTTATCCTGTGGGGATAGAATTTATCC